TTCCTGTTGAGACCGTTGAAGAACGCACGGATTATTTCCTGCAAAGAAATGCGGAAGCGATGCAAGCGGTAGACAACGATCTTATGAAGGAAACGCAGCATCATTCGATGGCTATTCAGAAACCTGAACGTCAATCGCGTGTTACGTTTGGTGGTCCTAAGTCCGAGACTTAGGTCTATTGTTTCACTTTCACAATTGCTTTAAGGAGCAAATAGTATGGCTAATCTCAATGGATCGTGGGGTTTGCGTCCTGTCGCTAAGATGGGTCAAAACTCCAACTCCACTGGTGTTAGTGGCTACACACTATATGAGATTGCTAATGGCAATACCAACGCCCTTTACCAAGGCCAACCTGTTATACCCCTAGCTACGGGGTACATTGATCTAACAGGTGACGCTGCCTGTGGAACCGTTGGTTTGCTTGGAGCTTTCATGGGTTGTGAATACGTCTCTAGCACTACGGGAAAACCCACGTGGTCAATGTATTGGCCCGGTTCTGGGGCGGATAGCAATCATCCAGTAAAGGCTTGGGTCGCAGACGATCCAATGCAAATCTTTACGATTGCCACTGATGCCACGTGGACAAGTAAAGCAACGGCCCGGGCCGATGTATTTGAAAACGCAAACTTTGCCACGGCTACTAGTGGTAGTACTACTACTGGTATGTCTTCCGCTACGTTGGCTGNTTCTACAATTGCCACNACCAATTCCTTGAATTTGAGGGTATTGGGATGGGTTGAAGATGCCTCCAACGAGGACTTTACTGCTGCGGGTATTGGCGTTTTGGTACGGCTGAACAACCACTTTAACAGTCCCAACGGGTCTGCTGCTGGTGGCACCGCAGCCACTGTTGGCATATAGGAGGGCTGACCAATGACTATTAGTAGAGCACAACTAGTCAAAGAGTTGGAACCCGGCCTTAATGCCTTGTTTGGCTTGGAATATGACCAATACGGAAGAGAGTACGAAGATATCTTCGATATGGAGAACTCTGATCGTGCTTTTGAAGAAGAGGTCATGCTGAGTGGCTTTGGTTCTAGCACCAACGAAGAAGTGAAGGCAGTGCCGTTACTTATTGATGACGCACAAGAAGTCTACACGGCTCGTTATACAATGGAGACAATTGCACTTGCATTCTCCATTACTGAAGAGGCAGTNGAAGATAATCTTTATGATCGACTGGCTGGACGGTATACACGGGCGTTGGCAAGAAGCATGAGCCAGACCAAAGAGGTCAAAGGCGCAGCGGTTCTTAATAATGCATTCGACAGCACGTATACGGGCGGTGATGGTCTGGAACTTTGTTCCACGGCACATACACTGGCTAACGGTAACACCTTCCGGAACGAGCTTTCGACAGCCGCAGATTTGAATGAGACCAGTCTTGAACAGGCTCTCATTGATATCGCAGGATTTGTCGATGAGCGCGGTCTGAAGATTGCTGTTAAAGGTACGAAACTGATTATTCCAAAGGAACTTCAGTTCACTACTGACCGTCTACTTGAATCAACGCTACGAACCGGAACTGCTGATAACGACATAAATGCCATTCGGAACATGGGAATGCTTCCGCAGGGCTATGCCGTTAATCATTATTTGACGGACACTGATGCTTGGTTCATCAAAACGGATGCTCCAAATGGAGTGAAAGGCTTTAATCGGACACCGATTAGAACTTCCATGGAAGGTGATTTTGATACCGGAAATGTGAGGTACAAGGCCCGCGAACGCTATGCGTTTGGTTGGTCGGATCCTCGTGGTATCTTCGGTTCACCTGGAGCATAATGAGACTGGGATTTGGGAAGAGGGAAACCTCTTCCCGTCCTTTCTGGGATAAAAAGCCCTAGCGACTGACCCAGCAGACGCTCACAAGACACTAGGGCAAAACCTTTGTGAGAAGGAATTTATATTATGGCTAAAACGACCTTTTCCGGTCCCGTTAGATCTAGGCGCGGATTTATAACCGCCGGTCCCGACGCGGTTATTAATATCACTGCGGAAACCACCCTTACATTTGATGACCATGCTGGTCGCATCATGGAAATAAATGATGCTGATGGTGCCGTAACGCTACCAACCATCCAAGCTGATTCTAACGGCGCTTCTGCTGGACCAGATGATCCAAATGTAAATAACCAACTTGGGGCTGTTTACAGATTCTTCATTGGAACAGATGCCACTGATCTGGATATTAAAACAGACGGCACGGACAAATTCCTTGGCTCGTTAGCTGTTGGGATAACGGACAGCACTTATAAAGTTTTTATACCCGCTGCAAGCAACGATGTAATTTCCATGAATGGCGGAACGCATGGTGGAGATAAGTTTTCCTATCTTGAGATAACTGCTCTTGCTGATAATGAATACCTTGTTCAAGGCGTTCTAATTGGCTCTGGGACAATCGCAACTCCTTTCGCGGATAGTTAAACCTGAGTAATGGGGTGGGGGCTTTGCCCCCATTCTTATAGGAGAGTCACATGGCTGATGCTGTAGCGACAACTACAATTATAGATGGCGGAAGAAAAGCTGTTATTTATTGTACTGATACCAGTGATGGGGATGGAGAAGCCGCTGTAACAAAAGTGGATGTTTCCGCGTTATCACAGAGTCCGAATCTGGATACTTGTACCGGAGTTCGATTAGAAAAAGTGGTCTTTTCTAATGTAGGTATGGGCGTAAAAATTCTTTGGGATGCCTCAACCGATGTTATTGCATTAGAGCTTCCAGCAGATTATTCAGATACCATTGATTTTAGTGACATTGGTGGTCTTCCCAATTATGCCGGAACCGGAAAAACCGGAGATATCCAATTTACTACAGTGGGTGCTACTAGCGGAGATACTTATTCCGTTACTTTGTACTGTATTAAAGAGTACTAAAAATGGCGGATCTGGATCGACAAAATGAACTAGATATAGTTCAAATTCGAGGAGATCTTAATCTAATAGCTCAAAAAGTAGAGGCAATAAAGAACAATGATCTGCACCATATTCAGAAATCCATAGATAACATTACCCGTATTTTATGGGGTGTGGGGTTTTTGATACTGGGTCAAATAGTAGTTGCAATTAAGTCCCTGCTTGTAGGCACATAAACAGGAGTTTGTTTTATGGCTCTTTCTGGATCAAAGAATTTTGAACCTGATGTTGCAGAATACATAGAGGAAGCCTTTGAGCGGTGTGGTATTGAGCTGAGAACAGGCTATGACGCTCGAACCGCAAGAAGATCCCTCAATCTTTTATTTGCCGATTGGGCAAATAGGGGCTTAAATCTGTGGACAGTGGCAGAGGTGACCCAGACGGTTGCCTCTGGTGTCACTGAATACCCCTTGGGAACTATTACATTAACGGTAGCCGCCAGTGGAAGCTTTACCATTGGTGAGACCATCACGGGTGGAACAAGCGCGGTAACGGCTTCTGTCATAACGAAACCGACTGCCACCACCATGACCATAACGGTTCCTTCAGGAACTTTCACAGCTTCTGAAACCATTACGGGGTCTTCCAGTGCAGCTACAACTACGGTTAGCTCGGTTCCTTCCCTAGAAAACGTGCAGTCTTCCGTAGACATCTTATCCGCTGTAGTGCGGCGCGACAGCACAGACATATCTATTAACCGGATTGGAAGAGACGATTATCTCCGCATCCCGGATAAGACTACAACCGGTAGGGCTATTCAATATTACGTGGACCGTCTGATAACCCCTGTTTACAGGATATGGCCTGCACCGGAGAATAATACAGACCAAATTATTTATGACCGTATTGTACGCATAGATGATGCAGATGCCTCGGTTAACACAGTAGAAGTTCCCTGGAGGTTCTACCCCTGTCTTGCTGCCGGTCTTGCTTATTATTTGGCTATGAAAAGAGCGCCGGAGAGAGTTCAATTATTGAAGGCAGTTTATGAAGAAGAGTTCCTTCGAGCTGCCACAGAAGATCAGGACCGGGTTCCTCTCACGCTTGTACCTACGGCTTCTTCTTTAAGGGCGGTGGGGTAATGGCTAGGTATGCTTCAGAAAAATATGCGCTAGGAATTTCAGACCGATCTGGTGTGGCATACAAACTGCGGGATATGCGAAAAGAATGGAACGGTTTCTTAGTAGGAAAGGATGAATGGGAATCTAAACAGCCTCAATTAGATATTCCAAAATTCGTAGCGGATCCACAGGCGTTACGCAATCCCCGGCCAGATCGTACAGAATCTGCTGTGGAAGTTCTTCTTGCCTTTAATTCCTTTGTTTCCGGGACTTCTGGTTCCAGTGTAGTAAAAGTTTTTAGTCCCGGCCATAACCGCTCAACGGGAGATACGGTTAGATTTAGAAATGTAGATGGTTTTGGAAGGGCGGACGACGGGACAAACGGGTTTACCTCTTCGGTTGTAGAGGCGGCGGCAGGTTACTCGGTGACAAAGGTAGATGATGATTTTTATAGTTTTGATGTTAGTGATAGTGGTTCTTCTGAAGTTTCTGGTGCCCCCGGAAGAGGTGGGGGTAACGAAGCGTCAGCAGGCCCGGTGACAGTGAGTCCTTAATATGGCATTTACATTCTCGACACTTAAAACCGCAATTCAGGATTACACGGATAATGCTGAAACTACGTTTGTGAATAATCTGACCAGATTTATTCTTAATGCGGAAGAGCGTATTCTGAAAGAGGTGCAACTGGACGTTTTCCGGAGAAATTCTCAAGGAACGACGACCTCTTCACAAAAGTTCTTATCCAAGCCAAGTGACTTCTTGGCACCCTTTTCCCTGAGTGTCGTCAACGGATCCGACAACGAGTTTTTATTGTACAAGCATGTAACCTTTTTGCAGGATTTTACTCCAGATCCGACGACCACGGGGGTTCCCCTTTATTACGGGGACTGGAATGACACCACTTTTCTACTGGCTCCGACTCCGTCAACCGCGCTTACTATGGAGTTGCATTATTTCTTTCGACCCACTTCTATATCATCCACGAGCGATGGAACGAGCTGGTTAGGGGATAATGCAGAACTGGCTCTTCTGTATGCCTCTTTAGTGGAGGCTTATACATTTATGAAGGGGGAAGCCGATTTACTGACGTTTTACAACAACCGGTATTTTGAAGCTCTGCAAGGCCTGAAACGTCTTGGAGAGGGACAACAGACCACGGAAGAGTACCGATATGATAGAGTGAGGCAACCAGTTAAGTAATGTTTGAGGCGAATGGTGAAGGAGATTTGGGGTCCGTTAAGGTTTTTACCTCAAGTAATGGTGGTCATAGTCCAGAGACCATGGCTGATATGGCTATGAACAAGATTATGGTCATTAACGAGAAAGCCCCTCCTCCTATTCGGGATCAGGCGGTAGCGTATAGAAATAATGTCCGAAATGTAATACTTTACTATTTAACAGAGATGGCGAAAACGGAGAGAACGACTATTTGGGCATTACTTCGCCAGCAAGGGCATGACGACATGGCCGAAATCATAAGGAGACTGTAAAATGGCTATTAATCAAGCCATGTGTGGAACGTACAAAAAAGAGATAACCGTTGGTATCCATTTCTGGCTGGATCACACTAGAACCGGCTCTTCTGGTATATCTGCGGACACGTTTAAAATCGCAATGTTAACCTCAAGTCGTGCTGATGCCAATGAGGATCTAACGGCATACACAACGACGAATGAAGTGAGCGGAACCGCTTATACGGCAGGAGGAGCGGCGTTAGGCAGTGTCACCCTTGGGTTGGGAGATAACAGCTCTTCTGTTCCCACCGCTTATCTTGATTTTGCAGATACAACGTGGTCAACCTCCACTATAACGGGGGCGAGATGCGCGGTTATTTATAATTCTACCCTCAATACGGCAGGAACTGGCGCAACCGTTAACCATGCGGCATATCCCAGCGTTTGTGTACTGGATTTTGGAGCAGACAAGTCTTCCAGTGCGGGCGACTTTACAATCCAATATCCTGCGAATGATGCCAATAACGCACTTATTCGCATAGCATAAGAGGTCCAAAGTGGGCTTTTTGTACGGTTGGGGAAGGCAGAGTTGGAGTAGCGGCCCTTGGGGTGAGCCAGCCGCGTTGGCCGTTACTGGAGTTCAGGCGGCAGGAGCACTGGGTTCCTCTACCGTTAGTATTAAAACTACGGAAGCGGTCACAGGGCTTGGAATAAGTAGTTCCATAGGTACCGTTACCGTAGGCTCTGAGGTTACTATCTCGGCCACAGGGGTCCAAGGAGCCGGAGCACTAGGGTCGGCTACGGTAAGAACGCAAAGATTTGTTGTAGTTACCGGGGTAGAAGCTGTTGGTTCTTTAGGGGAGATTGGAAAGGGTGTTTCGTTTGTTGTTACAGGAGTATCGGCACAAGGCTTAATAACCACTCCAAATGTATGGAGTGTCATAGACACGGGACAGGATGCGAACTGGGTACCAATAGCAGCGTAGGAATAGAAAATGGCTTCATCATATACAACTAACTTTGGTATCGAAGAAATGGCTACCGGGGATCAAACCGGCGACTGGGGAACAACTACCAATTTCAACTTTGATATCCTAGATAGAATTGGCGCATATAAGGCGGTTGCTTTATCCGATGCGGCTACGGCTACGTTGACCGTTCGAGAGGCTTCTCCGGGAAGTGGGACTGAGAATCTTCAGGACGGCATGTTCCGGGTTATAAAATTCACGGGGTCTTTAGCCCAAAATTGCACTATCACAATCGCACCCAACACCACTACCGCTTGGTTTATATTTGAAAATGCCACTACGGACACTGGTTCCAGTGGACCCTATTCACTGATTTTTAGCCAAGGAAGTGGTGCTAATGTTACGCTCCAGAACGGCAAAAATGTGATTGTTTATTGCGATGGAGCGGGGGCCGGAGCTGTTGTAACAGATGCTCTAGCGGACCTCCAAATTGGAACTCTTGAAGCTACCGGGGCGGCGGCTATAGACGGAGCGGCTACGCTGGGTAGCACACTGGCGGTTACTTCAACTTCTACGATGAGTGGAAAAGTCACCCATAATTATACGTCCAGTGCGAGGATGCCTGTGGGAACGACGGGCCAGCGCGATGGCTCCCCAGGCGTAGGAGATTTTCGCTATAATAGCACTACCAATGAATTTGAGGGGTATTCCGGGGCAAGTCCTGCTTGGGGCGGGATTGGTTCAGGTGCAGGCTATTTTAAGGGAGATAATGGTACTACAGGATCTTCAGCGGGAGATATTTTTAGAATAAACGAGCTTGCCTTGGATGCAAATGTTACAATTACTTCAACAGAAAATGCCTCTGCTACAGGTCCTTTGTCGGTGAGCAGTAGTTACACCCTAACTGTGGAAGGCACATTGGTGATAATATGAGCACACTAAAGGCGGACGCGGTAACAGCTAAAAGCACAAACACAGACCTTTCGCTCTCAGGTGCGGGTACCGGGGATATTGCGATTGGTTCCGCTATTGCTGGCGCGGACAACCAATTAGGTCGAGTTAATCTGATAGACTACGGTGAAGTCACCAATGCAATTGGCAGCACTGGCGGTGGGACGCAGGATATTGACCTCACGCTTGGTAATAATGTCGTAGCTACTGTAGATACGAGTGCCAATACGTTCACTTTTAGCAACCCTACTGCCAGTGATGAGCTGTGCGGCTTTACTCTTTTCCTGACTAACGGAGGATCACAAACTGTGAATTGGCCTGCCTCTGTAGATTGGGCTGGTGGAACTGCGCCAACTCTCACAACTGCTGGCCTTGATATATTAGTTTTTATCACCACTGACGGTGGAACAATTTGGCACGGCATGGTTGCCAGTGCAGATAGTAAGACACCATCGTAAAGGAATACTGAATGCCTAATATTAGACACGCAATGATGGGTGCCGCTGGCGTTTCTTCTGATCCATTTCCCGAAACTGGAGGGCAGCTATGGGCGTGGGGTCAAAATAGCTATGGTACGATGGGTAATAGCTCAACTTCTCCAGATGCGATAAATTCCCCTATTCAAGTTGGGGATTTATCTGATTGGATGTGGGGTGCTGGTACTTACCAATCCGTTGCGGGAATAAAAGACGATGGCACCTTATGGACATGGGGCTATAACGTCAGCGGGAACTTAGGTTTGGG